CCTGTGGTAGTTGTGCATGGTACCCAGTTTGCTCTCCCTCTTGTACAACTTCATCGTCTTTAGGGTTTCTATGAACATATTACTATTTAATAAATACGAATAACACATTATGGCAAGATTAACAATAGACACAGGAACAGCAGGAAATCCAGCAACGGGAGATACCCTTCGTACCGCTATGACCAAGGTCAACAGCAATTTTGCTGAGTTGGCCGGTGACTTACAGATGTCAGGCAACACTTTATTGAGTGCTGACACAAACGGAAACATAATTTTAGATCCAAACGGTACGGGCCAAGTACAGATAGAAGCAGACAGACTTGTTATCAAGACCACAAAAACCGCGACCGCTGTAGGAAACACAGGTGACGTGGCAGGTTCAATCAGTTGGGACGCAACCAACCTATATGTATGCACTGCGAACTATGATGGTTCAACAGTGATATGGAAAAAGATCACATTAGCGAGTATCTAACATGGCCCAGGAAGTAATCAACATCGGAGTACAGGCTGATGATGGAACAGGTGACACGATCAGAGGAGCCGGCATCAAGATCAACAGCAACTTCACGGAGTTGTATGAGATGCCATTCGCCCAGTCATCATTGGGGATTATTCAAAATGAGATCAGCACAACACAGTCTAACGCGGACATAGTTTTCAAACCATCTGGCACCGGTGCAATACTGTTTCCAGCAATCAGAATCAACGACAACAACATCGAAGGCACAAGATCAAACGAGGACCTAACATTGAGGGCCAACGGATCGGGATCTTTGGTTGTTGACGGAATAGGAATATCAGGCACTTCTATAACTGCAATAGACTCATCCATAGTGAACATCAATGAGAACCTCATAGTAGACGGCACATTGAATTCAGGAATACCGACATTCGGGGGAACGGTCCAAACAGGATCCACACTAGATGTGGATGGCTCGACTACACTTTCTACATTGACTGTTTCAGGAGCATCATCTTTCGTAGGCCCAACTACTGTAGACAATCTTACTTTTAATGACAATATAATCAGTTCAAGTTCAAACGCAGATATAAATCTAACTCCGGGTGGCACAGGCGTGGTAAATGTATCTAACCTCACAATAGACTCTAGTATCAACCTGACCGACAATATAATTAAGGTCACAAGATCCAATGATGATTTTGTTCTGTCAGCAAATGGCACAGGTTCTGTAAAAGTTTCGAAAATAGATTTAAACGAAGGAACAGTGGACAACACTGTAATAGGTGCTACTACACCAGTGGCCGGAACTTTCTCCACGGTCTCTGTAACAGATGTGACTGCAGACAAGGTCAACATCACAGACAACAAAATCAAAGCCACAGAAACAGATGCAAACCTAGTGATCAGTGCGAATAGTACAGGCAACGTCCTGATAAACGGTTTCACATTCCCCAACACAATAGCGGGAGGACAAGTAATTAGGACCAACGGAAGTAAAGTGCTATCAACCCACGTATTTCCATTCGTAGTTGCTGACACGGATGTGCAAGACGCCACAGCGACCATAACAGGCAACAGTTCGGCACAGGTAATAGACTCATTTGCAGTAGGAACATATAGAAGTGCAAAATATCACATACAGATTTCAGACGCAACAGCAGATAGATATACATTGATGGAAGCAAACCTCACACACGATGGAACAAATGCATATGTCAGTACATTTGGTGCGGCTACAAACGGCGACGGAGACGGATCTACCATATATGATTCTATTGACCTATCAGCGGACATAAACAGCGGTAATGTAAGACTGCTAGGAACAGTAAATAACACTAATAACCAAGTGATCAAATTGATCAAAAGGGTAATAAAGGTTTAAAAATGGCACAACAGACATTAAACGTAGGATCAAATGCAAACGACGGAACAGGCGATACGCTAAGATCTGCAATGACCAAAGTGAACACCATGTTCACAGAGTTATACCTGTCTCCACTGTCAGGCGGAGATTTAAGTTTTAGTGGCAATGAGATATCAGCGACAAGATCAAATGAAGACTTGGTGTTCAAACCATCTGGCACCGGTGGCGTACTATTTCCAGCAATCAGAATCAACGACAACAACATCGAAGGCACAAGATCAAATGAGAACATAAATTTACTACCGAGTGGTACTGGCTCTGTGGTGCTCGGTGCAGTTAAATTCACAGGTACGACAATAAGCTCAGATGATTCAACAATAATCAATATCAACGATGGTCTAGTGATAGATGGAACATTGAACGTGTCTGGAGCAAGTACTCTAACCGGTGCAGTGAGTCTTCCTTCAACTTTACAGGTGCCATCAGGATTGACAACTCTTTCAACACTGGCAGTGACCAGTACGACTAGTTTAGTAGGCACTACTACTATAGACAATCTTACTTTCAATGACAACACAATCGGCTCTAGTTCAAACGCAGATATAAATCTAACTCCAGGTGGCACAGGCAGTGTTGTGATACAGAACCTAACCATAGATTCAAACATTAATATTACAGATAATAAAATTAAAACAACTACATCAAATTCAGACCTTGTGATTTCACCTGCAGGTACAGGACAGGTAGTGATAGCCAAGGCGGACATCAACAACGGAACCATAGATAACACAGTGATAGGTGCCACAACACCAGTGGCTGGTACATTCACGACATTGAATACTACTGGTGCATTGACAGTAGATGGGGTAACCATAAACGACAACACTATTTCAACAAACGCATCAAATGCCAATCTCGAACTGACAGGTAACGGCACAGGAACGGTCACGATAAGTGGATTTGGTTTCCCAACATCCGATGGGACAACCAACCAAGTATTAAAGACAGACGGTTCAGGCAACCTAGGATTTGTCACACTGTCATCACCATCCACGCTAAACCATTCGGAGATAGGTGACAACACTGCGACAGTGGCCACGTCGGCCACGTCACTGGTGGATAGTTGGTCATCAGCAACTTATAGAAGTGCCAAGTATTACATCTCCATATCTGACACGACAAACAGTAGATTTGAAATTGTCGAAGCAAACGTGATACATGGTCCAAGTGCTGACAGCACAATCGAAGCATACCTGACTGTGTTTGGTAACACTGGATCTTACTCTGCACCATTATGCACATTCACAGCAGACATAGACGACGGTAATGTGAGACTGTTGGCAACAAACATTACCAGTGATAGTTGTGTGTTCAAATTCCAAAGAGCATTAATAGATCTATAATAATTACATTAGGTTTATAGAATTTACAATAAATACCCATAACAAAAAGGATTTATAAAACATGGCAAGACAAGCAATCAACATTGGATCAAGTGCAAACGACGGCACGGGTGATCCGCTAAGAACAGCATTTGACAAGATAAACGACAACTTCGTAGAACTTTACGGCACTGACGATGATTCAAAAACATTGGCCAGCAACCTGGATGTCAATGGTCACAACATCATATCAACAAGATCAAACGAAGACATAAGAATTTTACCAGCAGGCACAGGTGGAGTTATCGCTTCAGCAGTGCGAATAGCAGGCACAACAATCAGTTCTGATGATTCTTCTATTATTAATATAAACGAAGGATTGGTAGTTGATGGTACTTTGAATGTATCAGGTGCAACAACTTTATCAACAAGTTTAGCATTGGCAACAGGTGCAACTGTCACAGGTATTGACAATGGTGCATTGGGATCAAGTGCAACACTATTGGCTACGCAAGGTGCAATTAAAACTTATGTTGATTCACAAGTTACAGCACAAGATTTAGATTTAGCAGGTGACTCAGGTACAGGTGCGGTTGACCTAGACTCACAGTCATTAACCATTGCAGGTGGAACAGGGTTAACGTCAGTGGCGGGCAGTCAAACAGTCACATTGAACATTGATTCAACAGTGGCGACGCTGACTGGTTCACAGACACTTACAAATAAAGTTTTAACAGCACCTACGATAAATGCGGCAACAATGACTGGTACAGTGACCGTTGATTCTATTTCAATGGCTGACAACACCATTACAACCGGTGCTTCCAACGCCAACCTAGAACTAGATGCCTCGGGCACAGGAAGTGTAAGATTAGTAGCACCCACTACGGCCGTTTCTACATTGACGACAGCAGATATCAATACAACAGGAACACACACAGTCACAGGACAGTCAGACATAGATGCTGTAAGGATTAAAGATAATGGTATCACAACAAATGCTTCAAATGCCAATCTTGAATTATCGGCAAACGGCTCAGGTGTAGTAGATATAAAAGATGCAATGACGACTGTTGGACAAACAATAACAGGAAACGTAGTCATAGATGGGCAATTTGACATTGACAATATTTCAATCAGTGGAAATGGTATAATCGCAACAAATTCAGGTGGAGGAATCAACATCAATCCAAATGCCACAGGACAGGTAACGATTGGAGGAACAATCGTTCAGATCCCAGGTTTAATGTCGGCCACCGATATCAACGTTACATCAAATATACTACTTGGTTCTGATTGTCTAATAACGACAAACGTCTCAAATGCAGATATCAACATAGATGCAAATGGTACTGGATCTGTTTATATTGACGAACTTCGTTTTAGGGATAACAACATCACTACCCACGTAACAAATGCTAACTTGGAATTAACCACGGACGGTACAGGTACGATAGAATTACAAACAAACACGAATGTCACAGGTAATTTGACTGTGTCAGGTGCATTTATTGGTAGCAGACAGACCATCAGTGGTGCGGGTGCAATCAACCTGACAACATTGTTCACTGAGCTCACAACAACTGGTGCAGATGCATACTCACTAGCAAATGGTACAGTGGGTCAGGTGAAAATAATCACTATGGGTGTGGACGGCGGTAACGCAACCATCACACCGACAACGTTTGCAAACGGCACATCGATCACGATGGACGCTGTGCATGATTCAGTTACACTGATCTATGGCGCAAACGGTTGGGTAGTGCTTGCCTCACAGAACATAACGATCAACGCTTAATAGGTTAGCAAAAAAACATCCTTAACAAGGAAAAATGAGGAAACACAGGAACGACCGTAACAGGCACAAGTCTGCACATTCCGAGATCAAACGCTTGGAGGAAGCCATACGACGTGAGCAAGACAAGATCACACGCGAAAGCCTCCGACAGCACTTGGAACACTGGATTCGTACTCAGAATAATAGCAGGTAATTGCCAATAAATACCCTTGTAAGGAGTAAGTTTTAATGGCAACACCAGTGTGGACAACCACGGCAGGTAAAATTGCAACTATCGATGAACAAGCATCATTTTCGCTTCAATTAGAAGCGAATACTAGCGATTCAACGGCCATCACTTACTCCGTGATAGCAGGAAGCCTACCCGCAGGAATGCAGGTAACATCTACAGGCTTACTAACAGGTACTCCGGCTGAGGTTGCCAAGAGAACTCTTTACACCTTCGTCGTGCGAGCCACGGCCGGTACCACTATCACAGACAGGACTTTCAGTTTAGACGTGCAAGGAGCAGACGCACCCACATTCACAACAGCCTCGGGACAATTACGTTTGGATGATTCCACACGTGTGGGACTGTATTGGGTTATAGATGGATCTAGTATATCATTCCAAGTAGAGGCCACTGATACAGATACAGAGGCAGGGCAGAGTTTAGTGTACGAGATTGTCCAAGGTGAACTTCCGCCGGGAATAACAGTGAGTAAAACAGGACTAATATCAGGCATAGTACAACTTACAGATGATGAACGTTTTGGTGTACGTGGCGGTTATGATGGTTCGGCCAATGATGATCGGTTCGACGGTGTATTTGATAAGACAGTGAGCTCAAAAAGTATTAGCAAGAATTTCGATTTCATAGTAAGGGTATCAGATGGCACAAGTTTCATTGAACAGAACAACTCGATATTCGTTTACTCGGCAGACTTCTGGAGGGTTTCAAACACTGCTATAACAATTGACACATCTGCCATAGATGGATCACCGCTGACCATGGACCTGAGTGCTAACAGAAGACCTGTGTTCAGAACCGGATCTGATCTGGGCACGTTCAGACATGACAATGCTTTGGTCATAAAAATAGATGTCGAGGACTTTGATCCTCTACAAGGCGATCTAGCATATTCAATCCAGTCAGGTTCTCTACCCGCAGGAGTATCGATAGATGTCAACTCTGGTGAACTTTACGGACAGTTGGCCAGACAATCGGCGGTGGAAGTCGACTATACTTTTACCGTTAGAGCAAATAGAGTTGTCTCAACAGGTGTAAACGTTTTCACAGATCAAACTTTCACAATGAAGGTGATAGGTGAATTAGACATAGGAATAGCATTCACCACACCAACAGTGGTAGGAACACTAAAAGCAAACATACCAAGTCTGTTAAACGTAGAAGCAGTCACGGATGAGTCCGATCGTGTGCTACGTTATTCTGTTACCTCTGGCTCTCTCCCAACAGGCATAACACTGTCAGAACAAGGAAATCTAATAGGCACCATAGATCCGAGTGACTTCACTGACTCCACTAGAGCATACACATTCGCTGTCACTGTTAGTGACCAATACCAAGCGGCGGCCACATCAAAAGAATTCACAGTAAACATAGACATACCATACACACAGATAGAGTATGGCAACATGTCAGGACACGCAACATCTTTTATTGACCAGAATATATTTTACAACATAGCACAGGATCCAAACATCAACTCTGTAAACAATATATTTCGACCTGAAGACACAAGTTTTGGCATGAAAGTAAAACCAGATATGCTTATGATGTCGGGATTAGAAGCACAGACATTAACAGTGTTCCAACAACAGATGGAACAGAACCATGCCCCTAAAACTCTTTACTTTGGTGACCTTAAAACGGCAGTGGCCAAGGAAGGAACAACAACAAAGTATGAGGTTGTGTACATAGAAATAAAAGATAACATGGTTAACAACAGCGGAGTTGCAGTTTCTAGTTCTATAAAACTGAGAGATGCAATAGTCAAACCCATGCTGGGTCCTAAGGCTTCAAGCATGAATGCCACAGCAGACTACATAGACTATGAAATTACAACAGATGGCGGACTTGCCTTCAGCACGTCAGGTTCAAAGGTCAGATATGCAAACCAATTGAGTGCAGATCTAGGAGTGATGGAAACATTATATCCTAATGCTGTTGCCAATATGAGGTCAAGGATGAAAAGCCTTGGACACAAGGAATGGGACTACCTGCCACTTTGGATGAAGACAACCCAGGCAGGTGATTTGGCACCATTGGGATATGTAATGGCAGTTCCTGTGTGTTATTGTAAACCAGGAACATCGTCATTGGTCAAGAAAAGAATTGAAGATAAGTCATTGAATTTCAAGAACATAGCATTCACTATAGACAGGTATGTGGTCAGCAACAGTAAACTGGCAACAGAAAAATTTACAGCGGATGGATCAACAAATAGTTTTGTGGTGGACGAGCTCGTGCACCAGGAAGACATCCTGGTCAAAGAAGGTACAGCGACAGTTTTACCCGGCGAAGGTTGGACGGCCTCAGGATTTGCAGGACATCTCAATCCAACCGCTGACACACAACTACGATCTGCAGATCACGAGTACGGCATATCATTGTCATACAACACGACCACAAACAAAACAACCATTACATTTACCAAAGAAGTGCCGTCAGCAGGCACAATAATAAAGGTGGAGAGAAGCAACGATAAATATCTTAAATTTAGAGATAAAGGAATACAATAATGGCTAGTAACATAGTACCAGGAAACATAGACGGAACATATCCCAAAGCGGGACAAGATAACTCATCACAGGGTTTCAGAGACAATTTCACAGAGATAAAAGTTGCTTTAACAACAGCCGCATCTGAAATCACTGACATGCAAACAAACAAAGCAAGTTTGAACGGTACTAGCGATTTCGCAAACAATGAGATACAGAGAGCTCAACTAAAAAATACTTCCGAGATTGTCTATCCTCACGGTAGTGTGTCTGGAGGGACAGTGACACTAAATCATGTTAATGGTCATTACCAAACATTGACTATAACTGCCAACACCACTTTTACTTTCCTAAACTTTCCTACATCAGGCACTTTAGGAAGAATAATTCTAGATATTACAGTGCAACCTACATCAACGGGTATATTGACGTTCCCGAGTGCAGTAATCAAAGCAGACAACGTTCATGGCAGTGACGGAACATCTGATCAGATAACAACTGGTCTTGGTAGATTTCTTTTCGAATTCATGTCGCCAGACGGTGGCACTACTATACTGATGCATCAATTAGGCAAACAATACGCATAATAACTAAGGAGTCCAATGTACTTCCATCCATTACAAGAAGAGATAGGCAACATGTCGGAAGAAGACATCTCCAAAAGAATCAAGGAACTTTCTCGTAAAGTTGCTATAGCCAGGAGAGGTCGTAATCCTGAGATGCTGGCCAACCTGCAACAGGCTCTTCGAACATACCAAGATGCTGTGAGACAGAAAAGAATCGAAGAGTGGCACAAGAACAACAAGAAGTTAAGGAACGAACCAGACCTAGGTGACTTGGTCAACATTGACTAGTAAATAGTTTTGATGTCAAACACATTCTCTTGGAAAACAAAATTCAAATCAATAATCATAGTTGATGGTGAACTTTTCGCCAACGAATACAAACTGAATGTATCACTGACACCACACACCGCAAGCCTTAAAGAGCAAACGCAATATTTCGAAAGACTGAAAAATCTTTTCGAACAGGTTTTTGCAAACACAATTACCACGTGGAGGGATGAACCTCTCTATCACATATTAAAGAAAAGCACAACAAACAGATTCATTGAATTACCAAAACCACCCTATGACCAGATCATGGCGGCAGTATGCTTCTGTAAGGCCAACAGTATATTAGACAGCAAGATCATCATAAACCATATAGAACTTTCATCATGGCAGGGAGATGGTATTACCTACACGGTTGACAAAGACAGCAAAGAGCTTATACTGTTAGATAGACCCGATTGGTTTTCAGAAAAGTTCAGCAAATTTGATCCATGGTGGTTGAGGGCGGACACAGCAACATATGATCAAGAACTTGACAAAGGCATTTACACAGGACACTTCAGTTGGAACAATCAAGAGATTCCTGTTGACAAGAAGCACGAGTATCATGCTAAAATATTTGAGTTCCAACCAAAGGTTTTAGATGGCGGCAAAAACAAAGATAAATGATCACGGTGATGTGATATTCTCAGAAGAGGATGTCATTGAATTGCTTTACACAGATCCAGA